AACCGAGTTAAAAAGGAGGTCTTAAATGATCTTCAGAAACATAAGAAAGGACAGATTGTCACTAAGACAAAAGTTCTTAAAGAAGTTCTTTTAACCCTACTGGATAGTGTGGGTAAAGAGGAACTTATTCCAAATTTTAAGGTCGACAAGGCTATCGCCGAGTTATTGACCTTCCATAACAATCTTATTTCATTTCTTGGTATCGAATTCGGTACAAAGAAATATAAACAGGTTACTAATTATTGTATCCAATTATTAGAACAGAGCACTGAACTTTCTATTGTAGATAGATTATCTACAGGTAAGAAAGATAAATGGCCAAATGGTTTAGGGGAATTAAGACCCTTATTCCATCAGGTACGCGATAACGGGCCCTTTCGAAAGATTGGGGACCAAGTTATACGCACGCTATTCAGCATGCAACGCGTGGTAGAAGATTTTAACGAGATTGATATTAAAAACATCGAATATTCGGCTAAAATAGACCCTGAATTTCTTAAATCTTATGAAGAATTTGTCATAAAGAAATATGAGGAATTTGGCATTGTTAATGGAATTGGAACGGATGAGAAAGGTAATTCTACATATAAAATTACCCCACCGCTTAGCATGACCGCTTATGGACCAAATAAGGCGCCAAAAACCGAGTCAGCTGCCTACGAAGCATATTTACTACTTAATAGTAAAGAGCTACACCCTCCATTCAAGAGGATGTGTTTATACACAAATAACACAGAATTCTATGAATTTATGAAAGAGGTAGGTTCGAACTTTGAGACACTCTATTACCCAAAAGGTGGTAAAAAGAGCAAATCTGTCGACATCCCCGATTTCTACAAATCGAGTGTTGAACACACAAACACAGCTTGTCTTAGAAAGCTAACAAGTGTTGCGGATGTAGGAAATAAAGCCAGAGTCGTGGCTATACCAGATTACTGGACACAGTGTCTATTGACACCGATGGAACAGAAAATCTTAGAAACTATTAAAGAGTTCTACCCTGACTGTTCAAATATCTTTGACCACTCAGGAGGTTTTGAAAAGCTAAGGCGATTCATAAAAAAAGGAACTGTTTCTATGGATGCCCAATCTTGGACTGACACTTTCAGTGTCAAGTTCCAGAGACCACATTTAAAATGTTTGTACAATGCTGAATTCAGCAGTGACTGGTCTGCTCTCGTAGCTAGGTGCAAGTGGTCTATAAAAGGAACCGAAAAGTTCATCTTTTATAGGACCGGTCAGGGAATGGGAACACGTGGTTCCTTTGCCCTGGCTTCTTTAGGCTATCTTAGCCTATTGGAGTTTGTAGTTGTGAGGAATTACCCTCACCTCATCAAGAGAAATGCGAACGGTAGAATATCCAATTTAATGGAAATATTCAACCAGGTTGGTGATGACCTTTGGGGTCAAGATCCGGATGGTCTCGTTTACGCAGATCTTACTAATAAAGCAGGAATTCCTGTAAATAAAAGTAAGAGTAAATTCGCAACAGAGGCTAATCTTGTTGGAGAATTTGTGTCGAGGAATTTAAATTTCGGAAAC